TGATGAAGTCTCTTTATTTTTTGCGGGACCTACTACCCAAAAAATGCATACCCACAGTTATGTATCAGAAGATGTTTTAAAATGGTTCTATTCGATGTTTGATCATTATTTAAAATGGAATAAAACTGTGGATTATCGTATGGATATTAATTCCATCTGGGTGAATGAAATGAAGGCAGGAGACTATAATCCTGTTCATATTCATCAAGGTAAAATTTATACAGGATTATCTTCCGTGATGATTCTTAAATTGCCAAAAGATTTTGGTCCAGAACTTGCACGTCCCGACCAACCGATGAATGGTCAACTTCAAATTATGGGAAGTGCATCGGGTCAATTTGTAACGGCTGATTTTTCTCCTAAGATGAAGATAGGGAATTTCTATGTCTTTCCTTATGATATGAGACATGTCGTTTATCCGTTCACTAATAAAAAAGCAAAACGAAGAACGCTAGTGTGTAATTGTGATGTTGATTATAACCCCGTAGCTTCAAGGACGGCTCAATGAGCACTGAACCTAAATGGAAATCACTAATGGCTAATACCACAGCCCCCATCTTTAGTCCTGCACAGTGTCAGGATATTATTAACATGGGTCATCAGCAAAAAGCAGAAGAGGCTAAGGTAGGACATAAAGATAAGGCCGGTGGAAACTATGACACTAAAAAAAGAATCACCACGATCAGTTGGATTCCTTTTAAAGCGTTACCGGATATGTATAAAATTATTGAAAGAACAATGCACCAAGTCAACGGCAATCATTTTGGTTTCGAAGGCATGCAGATTACCGAGCCAGGACAATTTACCGAATATCCTAAAGGAGGATTTTATGACTGGCATATGGATGCTGAAGTGAACTGTCAGTTTGAACCTCCCGTTAGAAAAATATCCATGACCATTCTTCTTTCGAATCCATCTGAATTTGAAGGGGGAGATCTCGAGTTTATGACCGAGGGTAATAAACCTCCTAATCTAATTCAAGGACAAGCCATTTTCTTTTGTAGTCTTCTTCGTCACCGTGTCTCTAGAGTTAAGAAAGGCATTCGACGTTCTTTGGTGATGTGGTTCGGAGGACCTCCATTTAAATGAACCGAGAAATTCTATTCCCGACGCCTATTTATATGAAAATGGTTAAGGATCCTCAAAAAATGAATAAGGATTTATTTCCCCTGATTAAAGCCTGGAGTAAAAAAGATAAAACTGAAACAAAAACAAATGCTGGCGGCGGTTGGCATAGCCCCACCGATATGAATTTTAAAGAAGAATATAAACCTTTGACCGATGAACTCTTTGCCATGCAAGATGAGGTTTTTAAAGATTATGGCATGGAACCTAAACCAGGACTCGGAAACATGTGGGCGAATATTAATTATCCCGGCGCCTATAACAAGCAGCATATTCATCCTAATGCTCAATGGTCAGGAGTTTACTATGTAAAAGTTCCTAAAAATTCCGGCAGATTATTTGTAGAAGATCCAAGACCCGGACCCAATATTATACTCCCTCGACGTGTGAAGGGAATACCTCGAGCCTTATGGCGCGTGGTGATCTATCCCGCGATCGAAGGACAGATGATTATGTTTCCCGCATGGTTGCCTCATGGTGTGGAAATCAATGAATCTAAAGAAAAAGGAGAAAAGGGCTGGCGTGTCTCTGTTTCTTTCAATTTTATTCAAGTGAATAAAGAGGGAACTCTCGTAGGATGAGTTTTAAAACTAAAAAATATCAAGTGATTAGACAAGCTCTTTCCAAGGAGCTTTCCAATTTTATCTTTAATTATATGATGCTGCAACGAGACGCTGTGGATTTTATGATGAAAAATAATAAAGTGAATCCCGCTAATCCTTTTATGGGGACTCGAACAGATCAACAGATACCCGGAGCCTACTCTAGATATGCAGACTGGGTGATGGAGACTTTACTCATGTTTATGATTCCAATTATGAAAGCAAAGACAGGGATGGAATTGCTCCCCACCTACTCTTACACACGCCTCTATGAAAAAGGAAATATTTTACATCGCCATAAAGATCGACCGAGCTGTGAAATTTCTACAACCCTACATCTAGGAGGAGATGAATGGCCTATTTATTTAGACCCTACTGGAGCTGATTGTGTTATTGATAAACGTAAAAATATTATTAAACCTGGCGCTCCAAAAGGAGTTCAAGTTGATTTAAAAGCAGGAGACATGCTGATTTATTCAGGGTGTGAACTTGAACACTGGCGAGATCCTTTTCAAGGGAATATTTGTTCACAGGTCTTTCTACATTATAATCATGCCAATGGTCCGTTTGCTAAAACGAATATGTTTGATAAACGCCCCATGCTAGGTGTTGCAAAGTAATGGCTTTAGTTCGTGTCACTCTAGGCGGTAAACGTCTAGGGTATGTCAGGAACAATAAAGCCGGATCCACCACCATCATTAACTATCTCGGTCAGCTTCTCTGGAACGAGAAACCTACCACGTATAGTGGCACCAACGTTCAAAATCATTGTGGACAAGACTCTTACATCGGACGTGAGAAAGGCTTTGAAGCCTACCATAAAGAACTTAAAGAATGTGAAATAAGAATTGCCGTTTACCGTGATCCGATCGACAAGATCATTGCAGGCTTTTTTTATTGCCAGAGAATGTGTCCTGGTCTTAAAGACTTAGATTCCTTTCTTGATAATTATAATGAATATTTAAGGATAGATAATTATGCTCGAATTCATTGCCGAACTAATACGGCGATGTTAGGTCCTGATCCCAGTATCTATACCCATGTTTGGAACATGAAAGAAATTGATACCAAACTCCTTCCGTTTCTGGAACAACTAGGTGGGGGAAAGATACAGAAAACAAGGCTCAGGGAGCACGAACCACGGACCATCACCGAAGCGCAAGAAGCAAAAGCTAGAGAAGTCATGGCTATTGATTATAAAAACGGCTGGTGTAAGGAGTTGATCTCCTCAAAAATATAGTATATTCGTATCCTAAACGGATTTCTATGTTACAAAAAATAGGCTTTCTACCAGGATTTAATAAACAAGTCACACCAACCACGGCTGAAGGGCAATGGATTGCTGGAGACAATGTTCGCTTTAGGTATTCAACACCTGAGAAAATAGGTGGATGGGCTGAACTGGGAGAAAGTTATTTGACAGGAGCTGCCCGAGCTCTCCATCATTTCGTCGATAATACAGGAATTAAATACGCAGCTATTGGAACGAATCGAATTCTTTATGTTTATTCAGGAGGAATTTTTTATGACATTCATCCTATTAAAACAACTTCTACTTTAACCAGTGCATTTTCAACAGTGGGCACTAGTCCCGGTCCTGCTACAGCAGCGGTTACGATTACCTTTGCAACTTCTCATGGAATGAGTGCAGGAGATATTATTTATCTAGATGGTTTTAGCACCATCACCGGTTCTAATTATGTCGCGGCGGATTTTGATGATAAAAAATTTATGGTCACATCGGCCCCTACTGCAACAACCATTACTATTACGATGCCTACTGCTGAAACAGGCGCAGGAGCAACCACGTCTGGAGGTATTCGCGTTCAATATTATTACCCCGTTGGGCCTGCTCAACAATTAGGAGCTTATGGTTGGGGAATTGGTCAATGGAGTGGTACCGTTTCAGGAGAAGTGACAACGACTTTGAATGGAGCTTTACTCGATGATGCTTATGGCACTGGAGGGTCAGGAACCTCGATTACAGTAGCCGATGCTTCTACTTTTCCTTCTTCAGGAACGTCTTATATTCAAGTGGGCACAGAAGAAATTTCTTATACCGGGGTCTCAGGAAATGATTTAACGGGTATTACCAGAGCGGTTCGAAATACGACTCGAGATTCTCATTCGGATGGAGCAACCGTAACCAATACTACAGACTATGTTGGTTGGGGTGAAGCCGCTTCAGGAGATAAAGTTTTTGATCCTGGAATGTGGTCTTTAGATAACTATGGAACTAAACTGATCGCTTTAATCTTTAATGGTCCGTGCTTCGAATGGGATGCCGCTTCGGTTACAGCAACATCCACTAGAGCTACCATTATAGCTAATGCCCCAACTGCTTCAAGAGATGTCTTAGTTTCTACTCCCGATCGGCACTTAGTGTTCTTCGGAACAGAAACCACGATTGGAGATAGCACTACTCAAGATGATATGTTTATACGATTTTCTTCTCAGGAAGATATTACCGATTATACCCCGACCGCTATCAATACGGCAGGGACACAAAGATTTGCCGATGGCTCTAAGATCATGGGAGCCTTAAGAGGTCGTGATGCGATTTACGTCTGGACCGATACCGCTCTTTTCACCATGCGTTTTGTAGGTGCCCCTTTTACTTTTGCTTTTGAACAAGCAGGAACTAACTGCGGATTGA